GAAGCGTTGGTAACACTGGACGGCTGCCCGGTGGTGTCGCGGTATTCGATGCAGGCGCCCCAGAGCTGCGGCTGCGGCAGAAACTGACCGTTCGATCCCGCGGTGGCCGATTGCCGCAGCGTTTGAATATAGCGGCCGACATGTTGCGCCGGGGTGGCCGCGGTGGGGGTTTGTATGCCTGCCCAGATCAGCCGGTCCAGACCTCCCCAAACATAATTGCCGGGGCTGCTGTAGATGATCGTATCGGAGCGGACGTTCGTGATGACGTCCGCATTGGCTCCGCCGCTGTGGTTGACGATGTAGGACGACTGATTGACCGAGAAATCGGTGGGCTGTGAAGCGCCCTGAGATACCGTGAGGCCAGACGGTGTATTGCCGGCCACGAAGCCGGGCAGCACGAAGGGGACCGGACCGCCTCCGGTTGGAATGGCTGCGGCCAGGGGCGTCCCATCGACCAGAGTGGTTCCATCCACGATCCATTTGACGCGCTTGGTCAGCGCGATCCCCCAGGTCCCCGGCTGTTGCACCACGGTGGTTCCATTGGGTACATAAATCGTGGCGCCGGCGGCGGCAGCCTGATAGGCGGCTTTGAAAGCCACTGTATCATCGGTGACCCCATCCAATCGACCATTATAAGGCGGCATCTTGATATTGATGATGCCAACGTTATTGGGGTTGGCATCGACGTATGACTTCGTCGCGGCTTGCAGGGGGGAGGACGGCAAGCCTGCCAGCGTGAGCGCGCCGGTCAAACTGCCTCCGCCCAACGGCAGGGCGGTTGCAATCTGACTATCGACATATTGCTTGGTTGCCGCGTGCGGCGCGGCGGTGGGTGCGGTGGCCAGAGACAGCAATCCGGTGAGAGATCCGCCCGTGTAAGGCAGGGCCGTGGCGACCTGATTGTCCACGTACCGTTTCGTCGCCGCTTGGGTTGGGCTGGTCGGGTCCGCCCCAAGCGAGAGCGCCCCTGTAAGGCTGCCACCCGTTACAGACAACGCGGTAAGTACTTGACTATCGACGTAATTCTTTGTCGCGGCCTGGTCCGTCAGGACCGGATCCGATGCCAGGATAAGCGGCCCCGTGAGTGTGTCGCCGGTTCGGGAAACCCTGATGTCAACGTATTGTTTCGTCGCGGCCTGGGTAGCCGTGACGGGATTGCCCGCAAGTACGACCGCCCCGGAGAATGTTGCACCGGCGGGCGTTATCGCATTGGCGAATTGGGCATCGATATATTGCTTTGTCGCCGCCTGGAACGGCGCGGTTGGGGTGCCAGCTAAATAAAGGGCACCGGTCAACGTGTCTCCGGTTTTGCTGACATGCAGGTCAACATACTGCTTTGTCGCTGCCTGTAATGGCGCGGCGGGATCCGTGGCCAACAGCAGGGCGCCGGTCATCGACGATCCACTTCGGGTTACTGACGCCGCAGCCTGCACGTCCACGTAATTTTTTGTAGCCGCCTGTGATGCGAGGGTAGGGTCGGACGCGAGACTGAGTGTGCCGGTCAGTGAATCGCCAGTTCGCAGCAATCTCTGATCGACGTATTGCTTCGTTGCGGCCTGTGCACTGGCGGTTGGATCGGACGCCAGAAAAAGACTGCCAGACAGCGTTCCGCCGAGTTGCGGCAAGTATCCTGCCACCCGAGTGTCCACATAGCTTTTGGTGGCGGCTTGCAACGCGGTCACGGGGTCCGCGGCAAGAGTGAGAATGCCCGATAATGTATCGCCTGTGCGGGCCAATTTAAGGTCTGCATAGTTTTTGGTCGATGCCTGTAGCGAGGCAGTTGGATCGGCGTTGAGCAGCAAAGGCCCGGAAAGCGTTCCGCCAGCCGTTGCCAATGCATTGGCAACGATCGAATCCGAGTAGGCCTTTGTCGCCGCATCAAGCGGATGCTGAGGCGCACCGGACAGTGTCAGTATGCCCGACAAGGACCCGCCGCTCAGCGGTAGCACAGAGGCCAAACGCTGATCGACGTAAGCTTTGTTCGCGGCCTGCGGAGCACTCACCGGCATCGCGGCCAGTGTGAGGGTGCCGGACATTGTGCCACCGGCCAGCGGCAACATGGTGGCGGCCAGACGGCCCAACGTCTGGGCACTCGATGATCCCGTCGCAGTCACCAACGCTTGCGACAGGTCGATGTTGGAAGCGCTGGAGATTCCGCTCAGGAACTGCCCATAGGTGACGGCCACGCTGGTTCCTGCCTGAGACATCGAAACGAGGTCGCCGGTCGCGGGCACGGTTCCGGAAGGTAAGGCGTTAATCACGAAGGGCGCCGCCGTGGCGGAGAGCGTGGAGCCGCTGAACGTGAGATTCTGGCCGACCGTTACGACGACCGGGGCGCCGATACCCGAACCAACTCCACCCAGCAACGACCCGGCGGGCACCGCCAATTGCGTTTGAACGCCGTTCAATATCTGCGCGCGCGTAATTTTTCTGGCAGTACCGGCTTGGCTGACGATAAATTCGTCAGTATCAGCGGCGGATGTCGCGGGGGAAAGCTCGTCAATCGTGGGCATGAATGTCTTATTCTCCGGTCCCTTTGAACGCACAAAGGGCCTGATCCTGATGATGATTGGCTTTGTTGGACGGCGATTGGGCCGTTATGAACCGGCTGAAAGGACGGGATTGCCGTTCTGATCCGTTAGGACGACACCAGCAGCCGTAATGAGTGCATTGGCCGGAATCAACGGGATGGAAATTTGGATCACGGGCAGCAGGATGGTTCTTTGCAAGGATCGTCCGTTAATGGTCGTTATGCCAATATTCACATTGTATGTCGTACCTGCCTGACCTTCGGAAAGCCAGACTATAACCCGGCTACCGTCCGCGGTCGCACTCTGTAGCGTGAGATCACCGGGTGCCGAGGGCGTGATGCTTACGTTGAGGGTTGCAATCCCATCTCCGTTGTTGCCGACGATCGCGGGCGCGATATCCAGGATGTAATCCAGTATATCGCCAGGGTCCTTGGCCGGCCAGTTCAATGGCGGCAGTGCCATCGCGGCGGCACCGCGCGGTACCGGAATAAAAGAATCGATTGTTACCAGTCTGGCGTTACTTGGTTTCCAGACATGACTGACGGTGACCGACATACAAAATCCAATTCATAGAATATCTTCGTTACCCGGTCTTGGAACCAGCAGCGGCGCGGCGTTGCTGGCTACCAGCGAACGACCACAAGGCCACCGCCTCCGGCCCCACCGTTGAATGCGGTATTACCCGATCCGCCAGTGCCGGCTCCGGCCGCGCCGCCCCCTGGAAAGCTGCCGGTGTTACCGGTGGTTCCGCTGTTTTGCGCGCCGCCGATGGGAGAGGCGCCCCCCATCCCGCCCTGATTGAGGATTCCCGCCTGACCGGCTGAGCCGGCAAAATTGACATCGCCGCCAATGCCGATCCCGGGCGGCGTGGCTCCATTCTCAGGGGCGGACGTGGTTGCCAGATAATTCAGGCTGCCCCCGCTCGCACTCACAATTTGACCGAAGCTGGAGGTGCCGCCCGCTCCGGCAGCGGCCCCGCCAGTTGTTCCGGCCGCCCCGCCGGCACCGACTGTCACCGCGACGGACTGCCCCGGCGCCAGGCCAGTGACCAATTTCCGGGCATAACCACCGCCGGAACCGCCGCCACTGGATAAACCTGGGACGGATGCATAGGTGCCTGCCCCACCGCCCCATATCTCGACTTCGACCTGGGTTACGCCCCCCGGCACGACAAAATTTCCGCTATTGGAAAAACTTTGGACACCGGACGCGAATCCCGGCCGCAGTGCCGGTAACTTCCAGGTCAGAAACGGAGCCGTCGGAATGACGGTGATGTTCGCCGCCGTCACGGCGGTTTGGCCAAACGCCACAGTGACCTGATAAAGCGGAACCCAACCGCTATCCGCAGCCGGTGTTGTTTGAGCGCCGGAATTGCCTGGAACGCCCGGTTTGACCTGTAACTGGACTCGTTGCGTTCGGACGGTGTTTTGAGCGGCGCCCGAGTTGGACGGACCGCTGAGTGATTGCGCAGGATTACTGGCGTTATAGTATGGGAGTACGACCGGGTTAGCATCGGCCTCCTGAAATGTGGCTTCGATCAGATAGTTGACCGACTGTCCCGCACTGGCGGGTGCCGCCAAAGTAAAGCTGGTGGATACGGTGTTGATGCCCATCTTGAGAACAAGATCGGTCGAATCCGCCGGAATCGATCCATAGGCTGTGACATCGATTGGACCCAATTGAGTGATGCTGCCCGGCCCGATCGATATAGTCATTGAGGCCGGGCTGGTGGGCTGACAGCTCAATCCATCGACCGCGGCGTTACCGCCCAGCACCGCCTGAGCCAAGAAGCCAAGGCCAATCATGGCATTTCGATTTATGGACAGTAGGTCCGTATCAAGCGGAATGGCGCTCGGGTAAACGATAGTGCGATCCATGCGGGCTTAGGCCCTTTCTTAAGTTCGGGTTTACTGAATGCGGAGCCAGGCAGTCGCGTTGACTGGAAGCAGGCGGCACAGCGTTGTCTGAATGTCCGGGTCGGTCACATGTCCCGGCAAAATTGCGAGATCGACGAAACCGATTGCCCCCTGCCCGTATCCGCCGTTCGGCGTACCGTAACCGGCTAACCAGGCGACCCCGGGCGTTGGGGGGCGTGTGGCCGTAACGAAAAACTGGAATGGCAGGTGCAGATTGCCCCACCCGCCGGTCACCCCGTATGCAAGGCCAGACCCTTGCAGGCCAGCAGAACTCGCCCAAGAGCCGGTATCCATGCAGTTCGCAGGCTCAAAAATGCGCGGGGGTGTTCCGGTCAGGGCGGTTATCCCGGATGATACGGCCGCGCGTGTGCCTGCCGCTCGCAGTAATTGGCCTTGAATCCGGGAGCGATAGGAAACGTCGCCCTCATTCGTTTGCCGATCCAGATGGGAGCCAAAGTAATCCGTGGCAATCAGATCGAGCCAATGTCCGGTAGCAGTGCGAAGCCTTGTCTGCGCGATGACGTACTGGATCGAATTGTAGAACCAGACCCAGGGCGTTGCGATACATCGCAACAGCGCCTGTAGGTTTGGACTCGTTTCGGAGAACCAGCGGTTGGGAAGCACTATCCAAAGCCGATTGACGATATCAGCCAAATCACCCGTCATTGATTGTCACCACGACCTGACCCGCCTTGATAACCGTGAATGGCGCCGGGACGATGTCGGCCATACCGCCATTCAACTGGACTGCCGTGATATTTTCGACGGCGGCCCCGGCCAGATAGGCGTTTTGTGCAATCCGAGTTATCGACGCACCGCGCCCAATGGGCAGGCTGTTGAGATAAGCACTGATATAAGTCTGAATGCTCGCGACAATGGCGGCGTTGGTTGCCGCCGATGTGACCAGAGCGGTCAGGGATACGGTGACAAGCAGCACCTGCGGAGCCGATACGGAAAATGTGGTTCCGACCGGACGGACTGAATCGACGGCGTTCGCAACGTCCGACAAAAGTGCCGAAGAGGGAAAACCCGTGCCGTCATCGACGATCACAGCGAACGAACCGATCTGTGCCACACCATTAGCCGTGGTATTTTCGGCGACCGCCACATCCAGGCCTTGGCGTACATTCGCGATCGCATTGCGCACCGCGGTCAGCGTGGCTCGGGAGAGGCTGGCGAGGTAGTTATGAAATCGTGCACGAAAAGCGGTGTCGCTTTCCGCATCGGCTCCGTTCGTGAGTGGACTTGCGTTGTTGACCTGATCGATTCCGGGAAGAGAGGCCGCTATCACGGTGATCGTGCCGCCCAAAACGTTGCCCGCTGATCCACTAGCCGCACATGCTATCGGCAAATTTGTCGAACTTACGCCAACCGGCAACAAATACCCCGATCCGGAAGATTGCCAATTGGATAGGGTTTGATCTTCGGTCACAGTGAAGCTCAAGGACCCGTCGGTGGTCTTGATAGTGGTTCCAACCGGAATGATGGCGGGCAGATTGGCAGAAAATCGGAAAAATGTAACCATGCCGGTTGACGGCGTGGCAGGCAGCCGCGTTTGTCCGAAGTCCAACATCCAGGAGTCGAGGTCTGTGCCTTGTGATGTCGATGCGCGTGTCGTCTGCAGGATCTGCAAGAGTAGCCACTGTAGCCACAGAACCACCGATGCATTGGCTTCGAATATCGCGCGAACGACCGATCCCACGGAAATATCGATCAGAGCGGTGCTGGAACTTTGAAGGGCTGCCCCCATGTCCTGAACGAGCTGTGAAAAACCTTTGAGGCTCAGATTCATGCTGTTTCGCCTGCGGTGACGTTGATGCCCACCGCCAATCCGGACGCAGGATCGGCATAGGTAATATTGGCGACCACATACCCGGCAGCCGTATCGGTCTCGGCGACACTGACCTGTGGGGGCGGATTTTTGGGAACCGCGGACTCAAGCGTCAATTGCGTGCTCACGATTGCTTCCACTTTGGCGGGATTAGCGGGAACACCGACGAATTGCGCCAGTCCGCCTCCATAGTCTAAATTCCAAATATAGCCGCCCGGGTTGGTAAGAAGGCGGCGTACGACCCGTTGAGTGACCGTATCGGCCCTGCTTGCCAGGGCAAGATCTCCTCCCGCCCCGACGACGAGGTCGGAACCCCACTCATGAAAGATATCGTTCAAGTTCATTGATCCAGAGGCGATGGCGCGCCGGTTGTCTGATTCGGAGCGACAGGGTGGGTATGCGCATTGTAATGTCCACGCAGAGCGCCGAGTGGTCCCTGGCGATCGTAAATGTCGCCCTGGACATGCAGATCGCCGGCCATTTGGATCGTGCCGTCGTTGCAGAGTTTAATGCTGCTGCCTGTTGCATGGACCAGCCAAAATTCGCCGATGGCGCCCGCCGGCGGCACTTGTTTCGCCGAAAAGCAGCGGCCGATGATGACGCCTTGTTCCATATCGCCTTCCTGAGGAACGAACAGCACCTGGTCCCCTGGCGTGGGCAGGCAAACCATTCCCCAACCATTGCCGACCCACTGGGATAACAACGGCAGCCAGCCCGATAGCACGCCGTCAGGCTGGATCAGCAATCTTGCGGTGGAGTTGCCGGGATTCACCGACGATATGGTGCCAAATTTTATCTGGCCAGCGGATTGATCCAAGGTTGCGGCATGGTTTTTTATGGCATTCGATAACCTATCCAACATGATCCCTCTTTTATCAGGTCGCGGCGGCACGAACGCTCTGAGTGGACCCGGATTTGGAATTAAAATGGCGCTCTATGCTGTCGATTCTGTATGTTGTGTCCAATACGGAGTTGGTACCTTGAAGTAATACGACCGTTCGCGGCGTGAGCGTGAGGTCCCATGGCATGTCAACGTGTAGCATCGAGGCCAGACGGTTTAATTCCGAGGTGTAGCGTCCTGCCGCATCGGTGACCTGTTGCGACGTCAGGTTCGATGACGAAAAGAGAAATGCCTGATCGCCCGGGGTGGCTGTGGACTGAGCAGCAGCGCTGTTGCTATCGTACGATGCCATGTTCTGAGAGTTCCAGGATTGCACTCGAGCGGTCGTGCTGGCCGTAATGGACAGTGCCCGTTCGATCCGCAGCCGTTGAACGTTGCTTGTCGCAAGGGGAACGGTTTCGCTGTTGGCTTGCGTGGAGGGTTGGAAAAACAGCATGGTGCCAGACACAAAGACGTCGAAGCCGTTTTCTCGCGCAAGCTGAACGACCAGGTCCCAGTCCGACCGAAGCCGGGAAAAACGGCCGAGCGAGAGCCTTGTATAACCGTCTCCATAGTAACGGCCGACATTGCCGGTTGTTGGCGAGACCGCCGCATCAAGGCCGTGGTAGCCCGCAATGGCCGAGACGACCTCCGACGCTGTTTGGTTGACGAAATCCTGTTGGCGATAGGAGTCGATCATTGAGGCGGACAAATCTCGTCCCTCGATCGCCACGGTTGCCAGAACCGGGTCGATGAGTATCGAATCGACCATGCCGGTGATTAAAATCTCGTTGCTGGTGATCGTCGAAACCTCCACATAGGCAAGGGAGGCGGCCGACCAAAACCCGATATCACTGAGCGGGGAAGAGCCGAGTGCGAAGGTCAGAGCAAACGTATCGGCTGAAAAGCAATTGGTTGTGGCGAAAGATGCGTGCAATAAACCCTGGATTTGAATGCCGTTGACGGAAATGCCGATTCCCGCCCCGCCCACCATCGTGCTGGTCATCTATTGCGGGCCGATCCCGTCCGAAAATGCTGAAGATGATGCGGGGATCACCAATTGCGTCTGGCCGATCAAAATTGGGTCGGACAGATTATTCACCTTGGCGATATTGATCCATTGGAGGGCACTGCCCAGTTCCTTGGCGGCTATATGGAACAGATCGCCACCGACTACCGTGATACTTCGCATGTCAATTGCCGCTGCTGGTCAGATTTGTGCCAATTCGCCCAACATAGCACCTGGTGTTCACAGCGGACGCCAGTGACCCGGCCGCATTGACGGTGGCTGCAATCTCCTGGGGCTGGCTGCTAAGCTGAGCTGAATACCGGGTAATTCCGGCATTCAGTGCGCCCAGTGTCGAAGCGACCGCGAGAGCGGCCTGAGTTTGGTCGGCGGTGCCGGTCGTCAGTGCGTTCGGGGCAGAAAGTGAGGTTTGAAGCGCCGAAAGATCGATGCCTGACCCGCTGGCAGAACGCCCGGCGCTGCTGAGATCAGTGGATATCAAGGCCGCTACCAGAGGGGCAAGCCCCGGCGTTGTGCCAGATTGATAAACGACCGTGCAGGTCGCTCGATAGGGGATCCACCAAGGACTTTGATAACTGGCGACGAAGCTTTTGACGACGACCGTCCGTCGGAACGATGCCCATGTCAGCGGCACGACTTCGCCCGAGAGGCGCATATTGTCGAACAGTCGCGCTCGGGATTCGGCGTTCGGCCCGGAAAATTTGCCTTCGAAGACGATATCCCCGTCCTCTGGGCCAAGCCGCTCGACAACTCTTTGGCCGTTGGACAGGATATGGACGGCAAGTCTCTGTCGTCCCCCGAAGCGAATGGATGGGGGAACCTCAAAATCCTGAAGATCAATCGATCCGATCTGGATAGGGGAATCCTTCAAGGGTCAGGTTACTTCCATGAATGGGTCAGAACGGTGCTACTCGACTGCGCGGCACGCTCGCCCGAGGGTCAACACTGGTCATTCCGGAGGCGGGTTTTCCAAGCGTGCGTCCCAAATGTTGTATTGCCCACCGACCAAGCGCGGACCCGTCGATGTGGAGCATCGTTACGGATCGATGGTGGTCTTGTTCGTGGCTGTCGGCTGGTTTATCGCTGGATCCCTCGGTAGATTGATCCGCTTGACTTGCGAAGTCAGGCTCGGGTGCCGGCTGTTCGGCGAACCGTGAACCGGCGGTAGCCGGGACTTTCGAGCCGACCGCCAGCCAACGTTCCGGTTGCGGGGAACTATCCGCAGGTGGGTCACCGCGACCCGTTTGGGTAGGAAATGTCGCTGCCAACGCCGGGGCCGATCTTTGGGGGGGCACGAACGAGGCAGCCGGGGGGAGCAGAAAACGGCGAAACCTAATCTGCGAGAAACCGATGTTCTTACGAAAGAAGTTGGTCTTCGGTTCGTCCGCCAGCAAGGGATTCGACGGTGCTGGCGCTGCCATGGAGGTGTTATTCAACATCCATTTTGTCGCTTGGCCCCATGGGTAGGTTGCACGTTGGGGGCGTGACCTACCGACGACCGGATCGTAGGCCGGTGTGTTCGGCGCTAAGAAAGAGGGCAATACCGTCTTTGGTGTTGTGCTCGCGGCTTGAGACTGCATCCACGAGAAAGCCGCCGTCGGGATGCGAGGCAAAAAGGCAGAACCCTCGGGTTGTTGCCCGGGTGCCCTGTAGCGGTGTCGGACGGAAGCCAGAGGCGCAAAGAAATACTTCGGAAAGTTCATTACTTTCTGTAGGGCCACGAACCACGCGATCCGCGGGGCATTCGCGTTGGTGATTTTGGTAACGAGGGCGCCGTCCATGCGAAC